CACCTGGGTATGATCCACCATGCCATGGATCTGACTTCTGCGCTTCCCAATAAACATTCTCAACCAGGAAGTCGTAGCTTAATCCTTTTACCTCTGCTGGTCTTGCTGCCAACTCATGACCTAAAGCAAAGCCAACACACGCACCCTCAGTGCCTTGATCAAACCAATCATTACATCTCCATGTATATGACCTAAGCTTACGCGTTGTTCTAATAGAGCCAATCGAATAACCTCTGCTTCTTTCATCAAATTGCTCTACACGATCTAACTTTAAATCAGACGTCATAATATTATTTTTCAGAAACGTTCTCATATAATTATTTACTCTCCTTTACCTCTTTATTTCTCTTACACGCTCTACACTTCTTACCTCGCTTACATTTCTTACACTTAATAATACCCTTTCGAGTTATAGCTCCACCAAATATAGATGAAGGTACACGTTGATCACCAGTAGCGTATGAATCTGTGTTACCAACTGATCCTCCTTCTAGTCCTTCAGATCCTCCAAGCGCATCACCGGCGGTAATATCTTCCTTTAGTATCTTAAAGAACTCACGCTCAAACTTATCCATACATATATTTATCTTATATGTTGATTTTTCTATGGTTTAGGTTATAATTAATGTATTATGGATTTATTAAAGCGTTATATGGATGAGATTGGTAAGGATCTTGTTGTAGATGATTTTAATTTGAAAGAAGTTCAAATGAGGTTACCGGCTCGTAAGCATTTTTGGGTGGCTAGATTAATGGATGCTAAAGTAGAAAAGAATATACTACTATCTAAAAAGAAAAAGCTTAAAAAAGAACTTACAAAGAAAGTTATAGCAGATTCTCCTGTTAAGATAAGCTTACCAATTGCTGAACAGCACGCTGAAAGACACGAATCAGTTATTAAAATTACGAACGATATAAACGAACATACAGTTATAGTGGAATACTTAGAGAAGGTTGAGAAGGTCTTATCAGCAATGAGCTTTGACTTAAAAAATATTGTTGAAATTAATAAACTCGAGATGCTTTAGTAATGATTTCTTTTGATTATAATAAAAGTACTAACAAGCTTAAGATCAGATGTGATGATACTGATTTGTTTGGTGATATACGCGAGCACTTTAGTGTAGAAAATCCAAATGCTCGCTTTGCTAGAAGGTATAATAGGTTTGCTCCGTCACGAAAGTATGTTATTACCGGTACTGGTACATGTGAGCTTGGATTATATTGGGAAATTCGTAAGTATCTAATTAAAAACCAAATTAATATAGACATAACCATAAGTTCAAACCTCGAAGAAGCATTAAAGGTAGGTATTGATACAGAGTTATGTGATGGATTCAAGTTTGAATTACGGGATTATCAGTCTGATGTAGTTAAAAAGGCTCTAAAACTAGGTAGAGGTACGTGCGTACTGGGTACAGGTGCTGGTAAAACCTTTATTACTGCAGCATTAATTGAAAACTTCTATAGAAACTCCGGAGATACAGATACATTTAAGTGCTTAATGCTTGTACCGGACTTAGGACTAGTATCTCAAACGTATGATGAGTTTATAGACTGTGGCTCTACGTTTAAACTTACTAAATGGACAGGTAAACATAAGCCAGACCTTACAGCTAATGTAATAATTGCCAATATAGGCATTATACAAAGCCGTTTTGAAGATAATGACTGGTTAAAATATATAGATCTGTTGGTAGTTGATGAGTGTCATAAGATAACTAGTGGTAATAAGATATCAAAGATAGTACACAAGATTAAAACGCAGAATAAATTTGGATTTACAGGTACATTACCAGAGAGTGATGTGGATAAGTGGTCTATTATAGGTAAACTAGGCCCGGTTGTATACGAAAAGACTAGTTATGAGCTCAGACTTGAAGATCATCTCGCAAATGTAAGTGTAAAGGTGCTAGAGCTTAACTATACACAGCGAATTAACTATGTTACTAACAATAGATATAGGGAAGAGCTAGATTTTGTGTATGAAAATGCAGATCGTAATAGTTTTTTAACAAAACTATGTGCTAAACTGCCAAATAACATATTAGTTTTAGTAAATCACATCAAACACGGTGAAATTCTACAAGAATACTTAGAAAAGGTAGAAAAAAAGCAGGTTTACTTCATTAGAGGTGAAGTTGCTGTAAAAGAGCGTGAGGAAATAAAGCAAATCATGGAAAAGCATGATAATGTTGTGTGTATAGCTATAAGTGCCATCTTTTCTACAGGTATTAACATTAAAAACCTCCATAACATTATATTTGCCGCAGGAGGTAAGTCATTTATACGTACAGTACAGTCTATTGGACGAGGATTACGTAAACACTCATCAAAAGATAAGCTTATTATTATGGATGTGTGTGATAACTTACCATACGGTAAAAGACACTGTGAAAAGCGTAAAGCTATATACGATAAAGAGAAGATACAATACAAAGAGGTGAATGTTAAGCCTTTTTAAGTTGATAACAGTAAGCTATACTATATAATAAATAAAATGTCCAAGGATAAAAAAGCAGAATACTATATTAAACCAAAAGAGTTTAAGGCCGCATTACGTAAGTACTATGATTCTGATGTGATGACAAATGATCTTGCAGAAAACATCAAAAAAATAGCTTACGGGCTAAGTTACAATGCGTCGTTTATCAACTATTCGTACAAGGATGACATGATAGGTGATGCTCTCATTAAGATGTACTCTGCACTTAAGTATAAGAAGTATAACTTTGATAAGAAAACAACTAAGGATGGTAAGGCTACACAGTGTAATCCGTTCTCTTACTTTACTACGATTGCTTATCACGCATTTATTAATAGAATCAAGAAAGAAAAGAAGCATCATCAGGCCATATGTGACTATAAAGAGAAGGTATACGAGGAAATTATGACTGATCCTAATAATACACATGGGCATGTATATGTAAAGCCTCTTGAAGATGATGATGCCTAAAATTAATAAGCCTAAGGTCGCTATCTTTTCAGACCTACACCTAGGAGTTCACTCTAACAGTGCAGAATGGCATAACTATGCTATTGAATGGGCTAATTGGTTTAGAGACGAGTGCAGAAAGCAACACATCGTTGATATTTTGTTTTGTGGTGATTGGCATCATAACAGAAGTGAAATATCTGTAAGTACATTACAAGTATCGGCCGATATACTTGAAATATTATCTGAGTTCAACTTAATAGCTATTACAGGTAATCATGATATTTACTATAAACATAGAACCGACGTTAACTCGATGTCTATTTTTAAGAGTCGTAAGAATATTACTGTTTTAGAACAGTATCAAACAATAGAGGCGTTTGATAGAAAGTTATCCTTTTGTCCATGGAATACAAAACCGAGTGAGATAGAAGATAGTGATATTATATTTGGGCATTTTGAGATTGAAACCTTTAAAATGAATGAATATAAGGTTTGTGAAGAAGGTATTAAGATAAAGGACCTACTCTGCAAATCTAATCTCACTATCTCCGGACATTTTCATACTAGACACGAGAAGCGGTTTGGTGCTGGTACAATTTTATATGTTGGTAACCCGTTTCAGATGGATTTTGGTGATACCGACAACCAGAAAGGGTTTTATACCTTAGATTTAGATACATTAGAGTATAAGTTTATTCAAAACAATATATCACCATGCTATAAGAAGGTAAGCTTGAGTGAGTTAGTAGAGTATAATAAGATTACACCAATTATAGTTAATATGTTTACAAATAACTTTGTAAAACTTAAAATTGATATGAATATATCTCAACAGGATATGGATATATTGCATAGTGTATTAACTAAGCTCAAGCCAGAGTCTCTAACGATCGATTATGATATAAATTTTAATCGAATACTTGAAAATACCGAGCAAAAAGAAGATCTTTCAGGCATTAACATACAACAAGCGATAGTAGAGTTTGTAAATATGCTTGATATTGATAATACTGAGGATATAATTGATTATACAGTAGGTTTATATGAAGAGTGTAAGATTTGATAAGTTATCCATTGTAAATTTTTTATCCGTAGGTGAGACCCCTGTTACTATTGAGTTTAGTAAGGGTCTACATGTTATAACAGGTAAAAATAACGATAAGCCAGATAGACGTAATGCTATCGGTAAGAGTACTGTAGCTGATGCACTATATTTTTCAATATTCGGTGAGACTCTTAGAGATATTAAGAAAGATCTTATCACAAACAATATAACAGGTGGTAAAACACATGTTGAATTAGACTTTGAAGTAACTACTACTAATGGTAGTGACAGTTATAAGGTTATACGTACTTTAGGACCATCAAAAGTATTTATATATAAAAATAATGAAGACAAAACACGTGATAGTATTACAAACACTACAAAATATATTTGTAATGTAATAAGTGCATCACCATCTATCTTTAAAAACTGTGTCATTATGACCGTAAACAACGCTACACCGTTTATGGCTAAAAATAAGATAGAAAAACGTAAGTTTATTGAAGACATATTTGGAATGGAAGTGTTTAGTCAGATGCTTACTATGCTCAGGTCTGAATATAATGAGATTAAGAGAGATTATGATACTGAGATGGTAAAGTATGAGGAGATTGAGAACAGTATTAAAAATTATCATGCTCAAAAAGATCTTACACTAGCTAGACGAAAGGATAAGAAGCAGACATACTTAGATAGGCAGCAAAATAACACAGTTGAAATAGAAGACTTACAACAACAGTATGATTCATTAAAGTGCGAAGATGTAGATCAGTTAGAAACTAAAATTAATACATTACAAGGTCAGTTAAAAACGTGTGACGATAAGATTAGTGAGTATATATCTACTATAGGTGAGGAAAAGGCTAAAATTTGTCATAAGAAGGATCAGATTTCTAAGATCGGTACAGAAGAGGATACTTGTCCTGTATGTTTAAGACCTATTGAGGAGCATGACCTTGATAATATTGAAAAAGAGAAGCAGCAGCTTAAAGATACGGTCGATAAGATGGTTGATGATGTAAAAATAATACATGCTTCATTAGTTAAGGTTAAGGATATTAAGCAGAAAGTTCAAGATAATATATCTAGGTATAATAATAAGGTATCTGAAGCTAGAGTTGTACATCAAAAGAGAGAGAACATAACTCAGCGTGTCGATCAGCTTAATAAGTGGCAGGATGAACTTAAAGTAGACTTAGAGGTAGTTAAAAGTCTACAAACTGACTTTGATAAGCTAATTGAAGAGACAACTAGTAGAATCGATACAGCGAGTAATAAAATATCAGATTATAGACAGAAGATATCAAAGTTAGATATTGTAAAGTACGTTGTATCAGAGGAAGGGGTTAAGTCGTATATTGTACAGAAATTACTCGACTTGCTTAACAATAAGTTACTACACTATCTCAGAAAACTGGATTCTAACTCTATTTGCATCTTTAATGAGTATTTTGAAGAAGAAATACTCAACGAAAAAAACAAAGTATGTTCTTACTTTAACTTTTCAGGAGCAGAGAGAAAGTCTATAGACTTAGCGTGCTTGTTTACATTTTCTGATATAAGACGAATGCAAGGAGGTGTTAAATATAACATTGCTATATATGATGAGTTGTTTGATTCATCTTTTGATGAGAAGGGTATTGAGCTTATTACACAAATATTACAAGATAGGGTAGAGGAATTAGACGAATGCTCGATAGTTATATCTCACCGTAAAGAATCTATTAAGGCCGTTACAGGTGATGTTATTTATCTTGAAAAAACTAACGGTATAACAAAGCGTGTTGATTACGTAGAACTATAAACTATATATATTAAATGATTAATCCTAATCCTGGTCCATTTGCAAGTCCATTTCCTAGCCCACCCATGAATCAGGCTAAACAAGCTGCTCGAAAACAGCAGCCTAAAGAAAACTCTCTACCAAGATATATAAACTACCTTGCTGACCTATCTGGGTGTGGCCACTGGCGTATATTGTGGCCTGAGCAGGTAATTAACGCCACAGGTAGAGGAGTATCACACTCTATTACTGCCATGGTTACCGATCCACGCTTTTATAAGGATGTGAAAGCTGTAAAGATACAGAGACAGGCGTCGTCTAGTCAAAAAAAGTTTATAGAGTATCTTAAAAAGGTTCAACAAGAACACGGCTTTAAGCTTATATACGAGGTAGATGATGTTGTGTTTAAGGAAGAAATTCCTGACTATAATAAGTTTAAGTTTGCCTTCGATACAGAGGAAATTAGACAGAACTGTATCGATATTATTAATATGTGTGACGAAGTAACTGTTACATGTCCATATATTAAGCGGTTATATCAAGAAAAAACAGGTCAACAGAATATATCCGTCATACCTAACTTTGTACCTAACTTCTGGATGGGTAATCTATTCAATGGTAGTGAAGTGTCGAAGCAATTTGACATTAATAAGAAAAAGCCACGAATACTGTATACAGGTTCCGGAGCGCATTATGATGTTGATAATAAGACAGGAGGTAAAGATGACTTTACCCAGGTCAGGGACTTTATACGTGATACGGTTGATAAATATCAATGGATTTTTGTTGGAGCGTTTCCACCACAACTTAGGGACCTTATTCAGCAGAAAAAAATTGAGTTTTACCCGTGGAAAAATCTTTTAGAGTATCCAAGATTTATTGCTAGTATGAATGCACAACTAATGGTTGCCCCGTTAGAGGAAAATAACTTTAATAGATCAAAATCAGATATTAAGTTTATTGAAGCATGCACCTTAGGTATACCGTGTTTGTGTCAGGATATGGAGACATACAGTACGGCTCCAGAGGCACTTAGATTTAAGACTGTTGAAGAGTTTGGAGACAAGATTGATACTATTTTAAACTGGAAAAATAAGAGTACGTACTATAAAAATATTTATAAACTCAAGCATATTGGTGATCAGAGAATACTTGAACTTGATCAGAATATCGGAACACATCTTGAAGTGTTGAATACACCATTTAATTCTACCGATAGAAAATTGCTTGAAAAGTGGAATTAGTACTCTATAATGATTATAGATGTATCGAAATGCTATTTACAATCACAGAGAGAGTACTGTAAGTCTATTTACCTGGAACGACGCTGGTGAGCGTATTGTTGTAGAGTCTACCTTTGAGCCTTATCTATATGTTGAGGACCCTCGAGGAGATAAGACGTCAATTTACGGTACAAAAGTAAAAAAGCGAGGTTTCACTAACTCTTATAAACGAGGTCAATTCTTAACTGACGCAGGTGTAAAGCGTGTATTTGAAAATACTCCGACCATACAGCAATATCTACTGGATATGTATTGGCGTGAAAATGAAAAGCCTGAATTCAGTACACACCCTTTAAAGCTTTGCTTTTTTGATATTGAAACATTTTCTGTTGATACGTTTCCGGATGTTGAGGATCCAACTCATACAGTTACGGTAGTTACCTGCTATGATAACTTTAGCAAGAAGTTTAATACATTTGGATTGAATCCTTATAGTGGGTCAGACCAGGAAAATGTACTATATACTCATTGTAAGGATGAGAAGGAACTACTAATAAAGTTTATCGAATATATCGAATCAGATTACCCGGATATTCTGAGTGGCTGGAACACTGAGGGGTTTGATATACCTTATATTATAAATCGCATCGAGCGTCTTCTTGGTAAAGAGTATGTAGATAGACTTTCACCGGTTGGTAATGTATACTTTAGGGTGATGAGAGGTGTCTTTGGTCAAGAGAGAAAAAGATATTATATTAGTGGTATTTCATGTCTAGACTTTTTAGATGTATATAAGCGATTCTGCTTAAAGTTAAGAGAGTCATATAAATTAGACGCTATCGGTGAGCTTGAGTTAGGTGAAAAGAAGGTTGATTATGGTGGTATGAGTCTAGCTGAGCTAACTGAGAGTAACTGGGATCTATTTGTTGATTACAACATTCAGGATGTTAATCTACTTGTTAAGCTCGAGGAAAAACTTCAATACTTACCTCTCTTAAGAATGCTCTCCTATGTCGGGCTTACAACGCTTGAAGGCGCTATGGGCACTATTCAGGTTATTAACGGTGCATTATGTATTAGAGCTAGATCAAGAGGTGAAATTATATCTACATTTGTTCGACCCGTCTCTGAAGGTAAAAATCCAGGTGCGTACGTAGCAGAGCCTAAGCGGGGGTTTAAGGAGAACGTTATATCGTTTGATGCAAATTCACTATATCCAAATGTTATGATCTCCCTTAATACTTCACCTGAAACTAAGGTAGGTAAGGTTGAGACTATCAACGATAAGATAGTTATACAACATGTATCCGGTAAGCACTTCACACTCGATAAACCTGCATTTGCTAAGTTCCTTAAAGACGAAGAGTGTGCTCTATCAAAAGCTGGCTTCCTATTCTCTCAGAAGAAAAAAGGTATTATTCCAGAGTTTTTAGAGTATTATTATAACAAGCGAGTTGTTATTAAGAAAAAGTTATTTAAAGTGCGACAGCAATACGAAAAGAATAATACTAATACCACTCTAAAGTATGAAGTTGAACGACTTAATACAGAGCAGATGGTTATTAAGATTCTTATTAACTCGTGTTACGGATATATGGGCAATAAACATGCTCCTATCGGTGACGACGATATTGCATCATCAGTTACGCTGACAGGTCAAGCAGTTATCAAAGAATCTAATAAGGTAATTAAGCGTTATATTAAAGAGCATATACCGACTATATCTGATAGAGACTTAGAAGAGTGTATTATTTATAATGATACCGATAGTTCGTATGTGTCAATATCACCACTAGTTAAGAATGGTATGACTAAGTTCTGGGATGGTAAAAATGTGCATCAAGAGACGTATGATCGTATTCAGGATATTGAAGACTATCTCAACAAAGCAATTAATAGCTGGGCGGAAAAGGCACTACTAACAAAGGATAGTAGGTTTATCTTTAAGCGTGAGATGATTGCCGATGTAGGTGTGTTTCTACAGAAGAAAAGATACGTCATGCACATACTTGATGATGAGGGTATTAAAGAAAACAAATTTAAATATACTGGTGTTGAGGTTGTTCGAACAACCATGCCTAATGCCATTAAGCCGTACGCAAAGAAGATAATTGAAACTATGATGATGTCTCAGTCGCTTAAGAAGACTAACGATATACTAAACGAGACGTATGATATATTTAAATCTTTATCACCTCAAGATATGTCATTTGTTATGGGGGTTAAAAATTATAATAAATACTCTGTACAGTGTAGTGAATTTAACACGTGTAAAGGCATGCCAATTCATGTTAAATCTGCATACTACTATAACATAATGTTACAAAAACTAAAAACCGGTAATAAGTACGAAGAGATTGGGTCAGGTGATAAGGTACGATACATGTATGTAGAGCAACCTAATAGGTTTGGACTTGGCACTATTGGCTTTAAGTACGATTATCCTGAGGAATTTGCTGAGCTATTTAGTCCTGATTATGAAAAGATGTTTGAAAAGATCCTATTTGAATCTATCAAACGATTCTATGATAACGTAGGTTGGGTCATACGTAAACCTTCCGCAAATGTTCAAACAGAACTCTTTGACTTATTTGCCTAATTTAAAAATGGGTATAAATAGCTATATGTCAGAATCATACTTAGATAGACCGCAGGACGACGGTACACATAAATCGCATCCAGCCTTTAACAGAGGTAAGGTACGGGGTGTTTCCGTTATTTTAAAAATTGTTAAAAACATCATCGAAGGATACGACGATGGTACTGGTGAAAATAAATCACCTCAAGTTGAAGCAATTAGAAGAGCAGTGTTAGAATATAAAAACACACTTGAAGCATCTTCATCAAAAAGTGCAGAAGAGGCACTTGAAAATGCTAAAAAAATAGTTGCAACTGCCCATCTTTAATATAAAATATAGTTATGTCAGATATTATTACAATCATTGATCAAATTGGTCGCACCGTAGTTGGTGAGAAAAAAGACGAGTCAGCAGACACTATTACAATCAGTAACCCGGTTATTATTCACGTACAACCTGATCAACAAACTGGTCAGCTCCAAGTTCAATCATTCCCATATCTTTTTATGGAGTTTATTAAGGGGGATAGTAGAGAGAATAATTGGGTTTTTTATAAATCCGCAATTGCTGTTTCGGATGTAGAGCTTGATGATAAAATTATTGCACAGTACCAAAACATTAACACTCCAAGGGAAGAGCAAGCAGCTGAGGAACCAGAGGTAGTTAAGCTTTTTGATGCTGATGGTAAGTAATTAACTACTATACATTAAAAATAATCTAAGAGTCAAGTGGTTTACTGCTTGACTCTTTTCTTTTGTATGCTATAATACGATATATGGATAAAGATATCGAAAGCGCCTTATCAGAGATTGATAAAATTAACCCCTTTGCAACATACTTGAGCGATAGTACTCTTAGTAGAGTTGGTGGTTGGATTGATACAGGCTCGTATGTTTTAAATGCTATTATTTCAGGTTCACTACATGGAGGTATTCCTAAAGGTAGGGTGACTATGCTAGCTGGTGAGTCGATGACCGGTAAGTCACTGTTTGTTATGAAGATTCTAGCAGCAGCTCAGAAGGAAGGCCTTATTCCTGTTATCTTTGATACAGAGAATGCCATTGACCCTGAAGGTGCTGAGAGGCTTGGATTAGATGTAAGCAATGTAAAATATGTTCCCTGTATTAGTATTGAACAGACACGTAACGCCCTGTATAAGTTCCTGACCTCTATTAAAGAGAAGGGACTTGAGGGTAAGTTCATTGTTGCTATTGACTCATTAGGAAACTTACAGTCAGAACTATCCCTTAACCGGATGAATAAAGATAGTACGTCAGTAGACATGGGAACTAATGCAAGAGCGATGAAGACTCTCATGCAGACATGTACTAACTTAGGTGCAGTTACCCAGACAACTATACTATGTACTAACCATGTATATGATAACCCTGCAGCACTGTTTCCATCTATTGAGAAAAACATGCCAGGTGGTAAGTCGTGTGTGTATCTACCATCAGTTACTGTTCAGTTAGCAAGAAAGCCAATGAAGTCAGACGGTGGTAAGACAATGGATGGTGAAACTGCAGTAGGTCAGAAGAGCTATGCAGGTATTATTATTAGAGCACTTACTAGAAAGAACAGATTTATTAAGCAGTATCTAGAAGGTGAAATGTACCTATCATTTGCATCTGGTCTAGATAGATACTATGGGTTAATTGATCTAGCAGTTGGTCTTGGCGCAGTTATTCAGACTGGTGCTACCTATCAACTCGAAGACGGTAAGAAGCTCGGATACTACAAGCAGTTTCGGAAAAATACTGATCTATGGGAGAATACCATCCTACCCATTGTTGAAGAGCGTATGAAGGATGAGTGGAATTACTCTAATAAGGAGGAAGACCCACCTGATGAAGTGGAGGAGGAAGTTGTACCTGAGCCTACTTCACCTATAATGGAGGATGTACTAAAGAGTAAGAAGAAGTGACTTAACCTCTCTGACTCTAGGAGTACTAGAGCCTATGATACTTACCTTCAGCGTTTGGTGCATTAAGCGGCATTTCCATTATACCAACCCAAAACCCGGGTACTAATTCAACCTCCGCTGCATGCTTCTTAGCTGTTTCAAAATCAGTAAAAATACCATGTGTGTTAGTATCTTCGTGTTCTGCATTTGATTGGACGATA